GTTTTTTGTTGTTTCCCACTAGTGAACAAACGCAGGCAAATTGGAATCGAGTTTTTTCTTTTTATGACAATATTGTCAACTCGTTAGTTGTTTTGCCTAATGGTTATGCGTTTTACAAGTGTGGGGGCCAGCCAAGTGGATCACCTAATACAATAGCAGATAATACATTGCTTTTGTTCGCTTCCTTTGCCTCAGCTTTCAAACGTATTTTTCCAAACTCCGTTTATGAGGATTTTTTGGCCTCAGTGGAGTGCGTTATGCAAGGCGATGACAATACTTTTTCAGTGTCCGATGATGCATATAAATTCTTTAATGAAAAAACTGTCGCCTCTGTGTTGGAGGATTTTGGTTTTACAGTTAAAGTTGATGGTGTTGGTCATCCATTGTCGCTCATGTTTGTGTCCAAACGAACTCGAGTCTTGGGCAATAACGTTGCAGTTCCTTTTCCTGAAACTGGGAAGATGGTGTCGTCTCTAATTGTTGGTGGGCGTCCTAATACGTACCGAATGACATATTATAGAGCGGCTACCCTGTATTTGGAGGGTTTTTACAACGACGTTTTTAGCCCCATTTGTAAAGAGTTTTTGGCGTGGCTGCGCTTAAACTATAACTACGAGCTTTACCATGCGCCTATTATGGGTCTGGATTCAGATTATTTTTCCATTGGTGATATTAAAGCTCTGCCGTCTCTCATTCGAAGTGACTACGATATTGAAGCCATTTATTTGGGCTACGAGGTAGGCGCGAAGAGGCCCCTCTGTCCGGATCTTCTAACCTCCGAACCGGATAATTTTAATGATGATATTATTAAAATGGCAATCGTTGAGTTTGAGCGTGAGAAAGGCGGTAGGGTTGAAACTGTGCAGATGCCCCTATTGGACAATGATTACTGGACTTGGAATCACCATAAGGAAATTTGGGATGAAATGCTCAGTGGCGAAGACTGGGGAAATTTTCTAAACCGGATTTTGGAATTTCCAAGATATTCCAGGTTTGATAGTGATGATCCAACAGATTACCCCTCCACCGATAAAAGGAAAGGTTGGATGGGTCTTTCAGGGGCACACCATGGTAACGCGTCTAAATACTACTCCAACAAAGAGTTGCGTGCAATGTGGGGTAGTGCAGCCAAACGATTGGGTTTTAAGCCTAAAGCTAGTCGCGCTCAGTTAAACGTTTTGCGAGATCATATCGCAAAGGAAGTTGTCAAAGCGGAATCGTTTGACAAAACTGGTAAGGAAGGCGACGGACCACCTAAGAGTGAGGGTAAAGGTAGAGGCAAAGGTAAGAAAAAGAAGAGGCTTACTAAGAAACAGAAGAATGATGCGCTTCTGCATCGGCGTAAAGTTCTTGCCTCTATTGGACCCAAAGAGAGATCAAAACGAGAGTACAGTGGTAGAAATGAAATGCGAGGTTCCACTCCTTTTCGAGCTCCTAAAGCTTATAAGTATAAGAGCAAAATGCCTATGTCCTCTTGGACTGTGCGTCGTAGGGAACCTTTTTCGTTTAACGGTGGTTTTATTTCAGCCCCCGTCAATACTTTTACCATGCG